AACAGCAGAGAAACAACATGACCAAACAGCAATACCGCACGATAAAAGGACAGGCTGTCAAAGGCAATATGGATGCCGCCCGAAGAGGTATGCTCAGAATTCAGCAGAGGAGGAATTACAGATGACAATGACCACAGAATTTCAGCTTGTTGACATCAACAAGTTAGTGCCTTATGCAAATAACGCTCGTACACACAATAAAGAACAGATTCTGAAACTCCGTTCTTCCCTCCGTGAGTTTGGATTTGTGAATCCTGTCATCATTGACAAGGAATACAACGTTCTTGCTGGGCATGGACGCATCATGGCAGCAAAGGAAGAAGGAATTACAGAAGTTCCTTGTGTATATGTTGACCATTTCACAGAGGCACAGAAAAAGGCATATATTCTTGCCGACAATCGTATGGCATTGGACGCAGGCTGGGACGATGATTTGCTTGCTGTTGAGATGGAAGAGTTACAGAATCTCGGATTTGACCTTGGTTTGACTGGTTTCGATGAATCTGAAATTGCTGATTTATTTGATACAAACAGCGGTGATGAAGTCAAAGACGATGATTTTGACCTTACCAAGGCACTTGAAAAGGCTGCATTTGTACAGCATGGCGATATCTGGATTGTCGGAAAACATAAGCTGATGTGCGGCGACGCTACTTCTGCGGAAGATGTATCTGCTCTTATGGGAGATACAAAGGCAAACCTTATTCTGACCGATCCGCCCTATGGAGTTTCTTTCAAGAGTTCCAGTGGACTTACCATTCAGAATGACAGTATGAAAAACGAGGAGTTTTATACATTCCTGCTGTCCTCCTTTCAGCGAATGGCAGAACATCTGGAAAAAGGCGGCTCTGCCTATGTATTCCATGCAGATACCGAAGGGCTGAATTTCAGAAAAGCATTCATTGATGCCGGATTTCATCTTGCAGGCTGCTGCATCTGGGTAAAAGACAGCCTTGTGCTGGGGCGCTCGGATTATCAGTGGCAGCATGAACCTGTGCTGTATGGCTTTATGCAGAATGGCAAGCATCACTGGTATTCCGACCGTAAGCAGACGACCATCTGGCATTTTGACAAGCCGAAACGCAACGCCAATCACCCCACCTCTAAACCGCTGGACTTGCTTGGCTATCCCATCGGCAATTCTACACAGGAAAATGGCGTGGTAATGGACACCTTTGGCGGCAGCGGTTCTACTTTGATGGCTTGCGAACAACTGAATCGCATCTGTTACACCATGGAACTGGATGAAAAATATGCCTCGGTGATTCTTCGCCGGTATGTTGAGGATACCGGCGATGCTGACGGTGTGTATGTTATCCGTGACGGACAGCAGATACCTTACTGTGAACTTGTAAAAGAGGTGGAAAAGCATGATGAATAAACCTCTTACGCTCGGCAGCCTTTTTGATGGCTCAGGAACATTCCCCATGATGGCTATGCTTTCCGGCATCGTGCCTGTCTGGAAATCAGAAATTGAACCTTTTCCTATCGCTGTAACCGAAAAGCGACTGCCTTTTGTAAAGCACCTTGGTGACATCAACAGCGTCAACGGTGCAGAAATTGAACCTGTGGATATTATTACCTTTGGCTCGCCCTGTACTGATCTTTCAGTTGCAGGCAAGCGTCAGGGCTTGAATGCAGAGCGTTCAGGACTTTTCTTTCAGGCAATCAGAATTATAAAGGAAATGAGAGGTGCAACCAATGGAAAATATCCGAGATTTGCAGTGTGGGAAAATGTCACAGGAGCATTCTCCTCAAATGGCGGAGAAGACTTCCGATGTGTTCTCGAAGAATTCTGCAAGATTAAAGACGCAGATTTATCTGTCCCTAAACCTGAAAAATGGACAAAGGCAGGAGAAATCATGGGTGAAAAATTCTCTGTCGCCTACCGAACATTCGATGCTCAATACTGGTATCTTCCCCAACGAAGAGCGAGAATCTACCTTGTCGCAGATTTTGATGGCGGATGTGCCTCAAAAATATTATTTGAGTCAGAAGGCGTGTCTGGGTATTCTGCGGAGAGCTTCCGATCGTGGCAAGAAACTGCCCAAAGTTTTGGAAACTGCTCTGAAGAAACAGGCTCAGGGCTGATGTTCGAGAACCATTCTCAGGATACCAGATATACAGGACCTCTTGAAGTGGCACAGACTGTATCTGCAACCTACGGAACAGGCGGAAACAATCAGCCTTTTGTGGTAGAATCGGCAGTTGTTCCTGCAACACTGAAAATTCGCTGTGGAGGTGGTTCTGGCGGTAAGGGAGCACTGATTCAGAGAAACAAATCTGCTACTCTTTCCTGCAACAATGACCAGACACTTTTCGTTCCAAAAGCTTATGGTATTTGCGGAAAATACAGCAATTCCATGCTTTCCGACAATCCCAACAGCGGATTTTACGAAGCAGATACTGCAAGAACAATTGATACAAGCAATCAGTCTCCATGCAAAAATCAGGGTGGAATTGTTGTCGTTGAAGGTAATGGAAGCCGTCCATCTCACCACGGCAACGGGTATAAAAAATCGGAAACGATGTACACACTCAATTGTACTGAAAATCATGCTGTTGCCTATGGAATCGGCAGACCTGCCATGAATCAGGGATACAACGCAAAATTCAGTTTTCAGATCGAAGAAGAAAAATCTCCGACAATTGTTGCATCGGGTGCAGGCGGAATTGCTCATCCGCTCTATTCCACAAGCAAAAATTCACATCACACCGTTGCTGAAAAAGAAAAAGCAAATACACTTGTAGCATCAGACTATAAAGACCCGCCTGTTGTCAACGACAGCACTTCTGAAACTGAATACATCGTAAGACGACTGACACCGCAGGAATGTGCGTTGCTGCAGGGTATGCCGACTTGGTGGTGCGATGATATCGGCATTGAAAATCCAACGGAAGAACAAATTTGTTGGTGGCAGAATGTCTTTGAAACCTACAACCAAGCTGTCGGGAAAACCTGTAAACCAAAAAGCCGTAAGCAAATTGAAAAGTGGCTGAAGAATCCGTATTCCGATAGTGCCACTTATAAAATGTGGGGAAATGGCATCGCTTCAAGCAACGCTTGGTTTGTGCTGGCAGGAATCTCCTACTACGCAAAAAATAACTAAATATTGTGTTTACTACACCATTTAAAGCAATATGTAGTATTAAACTTTGTCGTATCTCACACTTGCTATCTGTGCTATTCAGAGTTATCATGTGTACTACCAAAACAAATGGAGGTAAAAACATATGACAATTGAATTTCAGCTTACAGGAGAAAAGCGAAAAGAACTGGTGAATGCCATCAGCGAGATCATTGGCGTCCCTGCCGAATATCAGTTCATGCCGACTTGTGCCTACAAGATCGGTGACTTTTACACTGTCACCAAAGAAGGCAACCTTGAAATCAGTGATTCAGCAGACAAAAAAGAGGTTGAAATGCTGATTGATGAACTGGTCAACAGAGGCTATGATGTTCCGCTTGATGAAGAAGAAAATGGTTTGACAGTAGAGATGCCTTTGGAAATGGTTGATGAATCAACGCTCGATAGGCTTAGAAAAATCGTAGAGAACAAGGGTGAACTTTTCAAGACAGCATTCAAAACTGACAACCTTGAAATCGTCGCTGAAGAAGATAAGATTTGCTTTCCTTGGTTCACCATTGAAAATGATAGTGACGCCGATGCCTACTGCACTTTCATTTCCATGCTCTGCGAATTTGCAAAGAATCAGAAGCGTATCAATAATAAGCCTGAAACTACTGACAATCCAAAATACACAATGCGTTGTTATCTCCTTCGATTGGGTATGATTGGTGCAGAATATAAGGCGGTGAGAAAAGTACTGCTCAGAAATCTTTCAGGCAGTTCGGCATTCAGGAAGGCGGGTAATTCAAATGAAGTTTCCGAATAAAGCATATCTTGAAAATCTCAAAAAACAGTACCCGATTGGAACGAAGATACAGCTGATTTCTATGCGTGATGAAAAATATCCCATTCTTCCCGGAACAATCGGTGAGGTTACTCACATTGATGATATGGGTTCCATACACATGAAATGGCAGAACGGCTCTTCCCTTGCCCTGATTCCCGAAGTAGATTCTTTCAAGGTTGTGGCAGCCGAAAAATAAGGCAGAACCTATTCCATCGTACTGTATTTTACCATATAAAATCAAGTAAAGCAAGACTGTATATTACACAATCATCTGGCGGATATACAGTCTGTTTTTCTGTTAATTTAGCCGCTTGATATGTCCTCCGTAATGCGGTAATATGTGATACAACGAAAGGGCAGAAAGCCCGAAATTACGGAGGAAAATACCATGAACGCTAAAACAGAAAGACAGATTGAAAACCTGAAAAATCAGACCATTGGGGTTGAAATTGAGATGAACCACATCACAAGAGAACGAGCTGCAAAGCTTGCCGCAGACTTTTTCGGAACAGGCAGATATGAATTCACAGCAAGCCGAAACGGATACAGCACCTGGTCAGCTTGGGATGCACAGGGCAGAGAATGGAAATTTCAAAAGGACGTCAGCATTGCAGGATGCGATGCTGAAAAGTGCGAACTGGTTACACCGATTCTTCACTACGGCGACATTGAAACCTTGCAGGAGCTTGTGAGAAGACTTCGCAAGGCAGGAGCAGTAAGCCACGCAGGGATTGGGGCAGGAGTTCATATTCACATCGGAGCGAACGGACACACACCGCAAAGCCTCAGAAACCTTGCAAACATCATGGCAAGCCACGAAAGACTGATTGCAGATGCTTTGAAAATCGACCAGTGCAGAATGAACAGATATTGCAGAACGGTAAACCCAAGATTCATTGAACAGCTGAACAAAAAGAAACCAACCACAATGGCACAGCTTGCAGACATCTGGTACACAGCAAACGGTGCGAATTACGGCAGAAATCAGCATTACAATGACAGCAGATACCATATGCTGAACTTCCACGCAACCTTTACAAAAAGCACAATCGAATTTCGACTTTTCCAGTTTGACAAGCCTACAGCAGAAAAGAAAAACGGACTTCACGCAGGACAATTGAAAAGCTACATTCAGCTTTGCCTTGCACTTTCCGAAATGGCAAAGGAACTGAAAACAGCAAGTCCAAAACCACAGCAAACGGAAAATCCAAAATTTGCAATGCGAACATGGCTGATTCGATTGGGACTGGTTGGCGAAGAGTTCTCCACAGCGAGAAGTTTTCTTACCAAGAACCTTGACGGAGATGCGGCTTTCAGATATGGCAGAGCCTGAAAAGGCTCGCACCTCAAAGGCAACAGGTGGCAACATCGCCGCCCACGTTGCCTTTTGTGGTATAGTTTCCCAACCGAATAAACAAAGCCACAAAAGCCCACACAGTCCCTGATTTTGCAAAGTGTAATCTGAACAAATACCACACAAGAAAAGGCACAGATATTTTGTAGATTTAGCGGGTTGCATTTCTCCTCCGAAAGAGTTAATATGTGACTACCGCAAAGCGGAATCTACAAAAAGGAGATTTGAAATGAAAAGATATTACCTTGCCTATGGTTCAAACCTCAATGTCCGTCAGATGAAGTACAGATGCCCCACAGCAAAAATCGCTGGAACGGCGGTTATCAGGGATTATGAACTGCTTTACAAAGGCAGCAAGACAGGTTCCTACCTCACCGTTGAAAAGAAAAAAGGCGGTGCTGTTCCGGTAGCAGTCTGGGAAGTAACTGCCGCCGATGAACACAGCCTTGATATTTACGAGGGCTATCCTAATTTCTACTACAAGAAAAATATGAAAATCAGGCTTTCCGAAGCTGGGAAAATGATTGATGCTTTTGTGTATATCATGCACGAGGAACGCAGGCTTGGGATTCCAACTTCTGCATATGTCAGCACCTGCAAATTCGGATACACCATTTTCGGATTTGATTTCAAGTACCTTGATGAAGCCTACGAAAAAAGCCTGAAAGGAGCTGCCCATTATGAAAACTGAAACTGCAACAGAAAGAACCTGCCCGAAATGCGGATGTGTTTATACCGGAGTTCCTGCACTTTCCAGAACTGATAATGAAACGCTGATTTGCCCCGACTGCGGAATCCGTGAGGCTCTCGAAAGCATTGGTATTTCCAAAGAAGAACAGGAAAAAATCATCAGCATTATTCACCGTAACACAGCAGAATAAGACAATGCAAGCCGCCACGTTTGGCTGTGTGGCAATTCAGGGATTTCCTCCGTAAATTATCCCATTTGAAGCAAAGCCCCACACAAGCCGACAAGGTGGCTCAGAAAGGAAACCCATATGAAAGTACTTATCGTTGAACCGAGAAAACGACCAAGAGAAACTGAAATTGACGGCAGTCTGGAATCCATGCAGAAAACGGTCGGCGGGTATCTGCAAGCGATATACCCTTTTGAAGATGAGATCGCCCTTGTTTGTGATGACGAATCAAAGTTGAAATCCGATACGGAGTGGAACAGAGTGCTTCCTGAAACAGGTGATATCATAAAAGGTACATTTTTCATCACAGGTCTTGGAGCAGAAGATTTTACAGACCTTTCTCCTGAACTTATGAAAAAGTACAAACAGCGATTTTGGAATATTGAACTTTTCATTCCCACACCAAACGGTCTGATGCCGATTGCAATCAGGGACTGACAGCCCACACATTCGCCTGTAACGGCAGGTAAAACCGATTCCAAATACCTTTCCGATTTGAAAAGCAACGCCACAAACGCAAACGTGGCTGCTGCTTTTTTGCTGTCATAATCTACACAATACAGGGGCGGTTTTCAGACTGTATATTCTGGCAGTTTAGCCGCTTGCAATTACACATACTATGCGGTAATATGTAATCACCGAAAGGGAAAACAACCAAAAAACCACGAAATACGGAGGAAAACACAATGGTAGCATACGGAATCGCAAAGGCAAGAGCAATGGCAAACAGAACGGACTGGAACGAAAGAACCGAAATCACAAAGGCGGTCATCACTTGGTTTGATGAGAATTACGAATACGACCTTGAAATTGAAAACGAGGACAGAATGGACGATGAAGAGTTCACAGCATGGGTTGAGAAAAATGCAGAAGACCTTGCAAAGGCGGATGCTGAAGAAAATGAAACGATTTTTGAAGTCATTGACAGAATCGACTTCAAGGAAAACTACATCGATGACGATGCCCTTTTTGATGAGGAATACGAAAATGCCTGCGAATTTGAATGGGAGTGCATGACTGGAAGATAAACTTCCCTGCACTTTCCACACAGCCCCTAACCTAAGGGACTGTGTGGCTCGTACCGAAGAAATATAGTACACAAAATCTGAGCCATATATTTGTGCAGTATATTTTTTCGTTATGACTTGCTATCCTTGAATTTGTATGGTAACATGGTTACAATGGGAATAGAATCTCAATTACAAAAAAGCCCACCGGGGCATAAAAATAAATGATACAGACTTGCTTTTTGGCAGGTCTTTTTTGTTGAGGGAGGTGATGCAATGGCAAGATTTAAACCAACACGCTTTATGGCGGAAGATTCCAAATACAATAAAAAGGCGGCAGATTATGCTGTTTCCTTTATCGAATGCCTTAGTCATACCAAAGGCACATGGGCAGGAAAAAAGTTTGAATTGCTGGACTGGCAGGAACAGATTATCCGTGATTTGTTTGGAATCTTGAAACCGAACGGCTATCGGCAATTCAACACGGCTTACATTGAAATTCCGAAGAAAAATGGCAAATCAGAACTTGCCGCTGCAGTTGCCCTGCTGCTCACCTGCGGTGACGGTGAAGAACGTGCCGAAGTTTACGGCTGTGCTGCCGACCGCCAACAGGCTGCCATAGTGTTTGATGTGGCTGCCGACATGGTGCGAATGTGCCCTGCCCTTTCCAAGCGAGTGAAGATCCTGACCTCACAAAAGCGTATCGTGTACATCCCGACCAACAGCTTTTATCAGGTGCTTTCGGCAGAAGCCTACTCCAAGCACGGTTTCAACATTCACGGGGTTGTGTTTGATGAACTGCATACGCAGCCGAACCGAAAGCTCTTTGATGTTATGACCAAAGGCTCCGGCGATGCCAGAATGCAGCCTTTGTATTTTCTCATCACCACAGCCGGAACGGACACAAATTCAATCTGCTATGAAGTTCACCAAAAGGCAAAGGACATTCTGGAGGGCAGAAAGCATGATCCGACTTTCTATCCGGTTATCTATGGTGCAGATGAATCCGAGGACTGGACTGACCCGAAGGTGTGGAAAAAAGCAAATCCGTCACTCGACAAGACAATCGGCATGGATAAGGTGTTGGCGGCGTGTAATTCTGCAAAGGAAACTCCCGGCGAAGAGAACGCTTTTCGACAACTGAGACTCAATCAATGGGTAAAACAGGCGGTACGTTGGATGCCGATGGAGAAATGGGACAAATGCAAGGTCGCTTTTGATGAATCCGAACTCGAAGGAAGAATCTGCTACGGTGGACTTGACCTTTCCTCTACAACGGATATTACAGCTTTTGTTTTGGTATTTCCTCCAACAGATGATGACGAGCATTACTACGTTCTGCCCTACTTCTGGCTGCCGGAAGAAATGTTGCCTTTAAGAGTTCGCCGTGACCACGTTCCCTATGATGTGTGGGAGCAGCAGGGTTATCTGAAAACAACGGAGGGCAATGTTGTCCACTATGGCTTTATCGAAAACTTCATCGATGAACTGGGGCAGAAATTCCATATCAAAGAAATTGCTTTTGACCGTTGGGGTGCGGTGCAGATGTCACAGAATCTGGAGGGACTTGGTTTTACGATGGTGCAATTCGGGCAAGGATACAAAGATATGTCACCGCCGACCAAGGAACTGATGAAGCTGACCTTGGAACAGACACTTGCCCACAACGGACACCCTGTTTTAAGGTGGATGATGGATAACATTTTCATTCGCCGTGACCCTGCCGGAAACATCAAGCCGGACAAAGAAAAATCCACAGAGAAAATTGACGGTGCGGTTGCCATGATTATGGCTCTTGACCGTGCAATTCGCTGTGGATTGGGTGATTCTGGGGCGAGTGTTTATGATGAGAGGGAGTTGTTAGTTTTATAATTATTGTAAATTTGGAAAATGATTGTTTAAGATTAACGATTAGATAGCAAGAACTTATTTAACAAGTGTTTATTCCACTCATCTTCACAAATAAAGCTTAGCACAGCCGAATCAAAAGAAAGAAGGTATGAATTTTGATCAAATATAATACTCTTCTTTCTATTTACAACTTGCTTGTCAACAGAGCCAACATAAAGCATATCAAAGATATCGTTCTTTTTGAGTTTCTGACCCCGTTCTAACCAAGCACTAAGAAGTGTTTTTATGTATTTAGCTTGATGCTTTGTATATCCCTTTTCCCTGAAAATATCAGGGATTCTTGTTTTAGCTTCCTGTAGAAAAGTAGAGTCAGTAGCAAGAGCGTCAACAACAATTCTCATTATGTGGTCTTCATCAAAACCACTATTGCGTGCTTTTTGAGCTGAATTACACATTACCGTGTATAAATCTTGTTCATTTTCCAAGAACTTCGTCACCGTGTCAATAATCATTTGAAAAATAACACAGTTTTGAACAAGCAATTCCATATATTTTTTCTTTAAATATTGCTGTGATTTATTATTATCCGCATACCCGTCTTTAAGAGATTTAGTTAATTGTGAGGTGTGGTCTTCTTTCATTTCATTTAAAAAATCATTGCCTAAATAGTGCAAGACGTTTCCCCTGATATCATCAGTTAATGAAGAAATAGATTTAAGGTAATAATCCGCATACAATAAGCTGATTGTTTGAAGGAACACATATGCGTGTCGAATCTCTATTTCTATCTTTACATCAAGCAATTTATACGCATATTTTTTTAGTGTATCTCTTGATGCACATAATTGTAGAATGGTTAGTTCGTCCGATGTAAAGCAGTGATTAGGTAAATTATTCAGAACCTTTATATTTTTATCTTTTATGAATGAAAGAATGTTCTTTATATCATCCGGATAATCTCTAAAATGGACAACTATCTCCATAAGCACAGAAGCAGGTAAACTCAAATCAGTACGGATATCTAAATAATTACATAGTTTATTTACATCAAGGTTAGGATCACTTAGAGGTAAATGCAACATATCCCTACCATAATACCAATAAATGGCGTTAGCGTCTAAATATATCATATTGCACATCCTTTTTATAAAAATTACAACTTAGCTAAATCTAATACCCAGATTTACTATATTATATCACATCTCACCGAAAAATTCAATCCTGAAAGGAGCGTGATCCCCATGAGCATTTTCAAAGGACTTTTCAAAAGCCGCGATAAGCCCCAGAACAGCTACGACAGCCCGTCCTACACCTACTTTTTTGGACGAGCGCACAGCGGCAAACGAGTGGATGACCGAAGTGCCATGCAGCATACTGTTGTGTACGCCTGTGTAAGAGTATTGTCGGAAGCAATCGCACAGTTGCCTTTGCATCTATATCAATACACTGAAAACGGAAAAGAGCGAGTGCCGCAGCACCCGCTCTATTTTTTGCTCCACGATCAGCCAAATCCAGAAATGACATCATTTGTTTTCAGGGAGACCTTAATGTCCCACTTACTGATTTACGGTAATGCCTATGCACAGATCATCCGAAACGGCAGAGGTGATGTTTTGGGAT